AACCGAAGCACGTCTGAAGAATTTGAGAACTTTTTGGCTAAATATCTGAGGAGCAAAATTACCTGACGGTAAATTATTGTACCCAGAAGCGGAATTGAAAGCCATTTTTCTCTCTCCTTTTTTTGAGGTTTTAGCTGTTCATGTCAATTCGCCCTTCTCTCCGTGCTAGATCGATATCAGCTTCAAGCTTTTCGAACTCCCACGGTTTAAGTCTGGCGATGTCAGAGCCTTTCCAAACTTTTTTGTTTGCATTTGCATTAGTAGTAATTTCTTTTGCTTTAGTCGTTCTTACTACTTCTGCCGCACTCTTTGTAGTTTGTTTAGGTTCTTTTTTTATACCAACATCGGCTTTATATAGGTCTAATACTCTACTTGCCCACTTTGCGTCTTTGTTGTTTTTGTATATGCCATCAGATATTGATTTAGGTTGTTCATCTAACCACTGTAAAAACTTTTCGTCAGTCTTGATTTCTTGAAAATCAGGATGAACTCTGAGAAGTTCTTTGTAAGCGTTTTGAACAATTAAATCTTCTTCTCGCTTTTTAAGAGAGTCAATCTCACCACGTAGATCTCCTGCTCTTTGTTCTGCCTGCATAGATGCAACAGATTCAACAACTTTATAGACGTCTGGATACTTTTGTTTAAACTCCATAACTTCTTCTGGAGTCGTTGGTATTTCTACGCCAGTATCCGAAACTTTATTAGCAACTTCTAGAGCTTCACGCTCTTTCTTCCACTCTTCCAGTTTCTTGTCATAATGTCTTTTAAGATCATCATAACGTTTTTTGTAGACAGTTCCATCTTCTTCTTTTGTATCCACAAAACTATCACCGCTTGGAGTGGCTTCTTCTGAAGTGTCCGTTTCAGCTTGTTTTGCTTCTTGCTCTGTCTGTTGTTCCTCATCATCATCTTTGTAAACATCTTCTCGATACTTACCACGATAAAGATTAGGTTCGTTTATAGTGCCAAAAGAATCATTTGGTTTATTAGCTCTTAAGCCTTTTACTTGTTTTGCCATAGTTTTTATACCTCATCTTGCAGTGCCACTGGCTGTGGGTAGCTGCTTCGGTTTGTCAGGGCCACAAATGTGGGTAGCTAACGGAATCTTTTCATTACACGCTAAGTTGTCGTGATAGAAATGATTTTTTATCAGGGTTCTCCTGAATTTCTATAGGTCGTGACGGGGGTGTTTGTTTTGTTTTTGTTCGTTTTGTATTCAACCACGTCAGTGCATTCTTTGCTCTTACATATTCTGGACTGTTTTTGTTCTTTATTTTATCTAACAATCCTAATTGTAAAGCATTGCTAATACTTCTTGTATTATTATAAACATCTTTAAACGTTCCGTATCTTGCTTCGTCGTTTTCATTTATACCAAAAGCACCTAAATGGTACACTGAGTATAAGACGGCTTTATCAACTGGATCTACATTCTTGTATGCAGGAAAATTTTCTTCAAATTTATTGTACTTTGTATTTAATACAGTCTTATTAATTTCATCAAGTTCTTCATCAGTAAGCATAAAATTATCATCTATCTGAACTTGTTTTCCTACCTTACCAGAATAAGGAAGTAACTTTTCTAATAGTGGCTTTGAGAAATTAAAATTACGTAAGTCTGATTCACTATGTCTGCCTATATCAAATCCTATTCCTACAGTAAAACCACTATTATTTGACGGAACATTACCTTTTCTAGGGTCAACTCTAGGATCAATCTCTAAAAGATTTAATAAATCGTAAGCTTCTGCTCTATCTTTTGGTAAATTAAGATTAACTTTTCTTTCATCTATAAGATTTCTAAAGTTATCATATTTCTTTACATCAGCAGGTTTTGTTTCTACGCCTTGTATTTTTTGTGTACTTAAATCTTCAGGTCTTGGTGTGGGTAATGTCTGTTTTTCTCTAGGAGATAAAAATCCTTTTATTTTGTCTCCTAGTTCATCAACCACAAATCTTCCTAGATCTTGTAGAAAGTTACCTTCATCTTCGCCCATAATGTTGGATTTATCTTCAACAACGTCGCCTTTTGCTTTTCTTATAAATCCACCACGATTTGCTTGCTTTTGTGATTCTTGTTGTCTACGTTCAACTTCACGTTTACCACGATTATTTATTTTTTCTAACTTGTCGTAACCTATTTCTTCTGCTATAACTTTCGGTATGTAGACTTCATTTCTTGAAACTGCGAGTTGTACACTACTCTTTACTGGTATTTTAGGGTTTCCGTACTGAATGTCAACCCCTTGTTCTCTTAAACTTTCAATAGCATCAAGAATCATCTTTACGATATCTTGTCTACCTGCAAATTCAGCAGCAGGTGCATTGATTATAAAATCACCTTCTTCTGCTTCCATCGGTATATCATCTGCTATGGTCTGTTGATCGCTAGCGTTTTGCTGTGGAGCAATAAATCCTGCTCCTTGTACTATTGTTGATACAGGTTTTACAGTTGTGCCACCTTCTTGTTTACCTATACGACCACCTTTTGCTGTAGCAAATCCTCCACCACCACCAAATCCAGTATCACCCATAGAGCTAGAATCAGCACCACCATCGTTATTATCCGAACTGTTATTATCATTTCCCAGATTTGACACGTACTCTTGAATTGTTGATGGTAAGGTTGCTTCTTCTATTTGATATGTGGTAACATCAGTCTGTTCATCAAATATGTTCTCAAAGGTATCTAAGCTTTCCGTTTCAACATCAGGTATCGGTGCTGTTCCAAATACAGGTTCAACAGGGGGGTCTAAATTAAAATAATCATCACCATATACACTTGATACAGGATTACCTATTTCTGTTAAATAGCTTGTTGTATCAGGAGTAGATGATATTTCTCCTGAATTTATTTTGTCCAATAAGCTTTGTGCTTGCCTAGCACTTAAATCTTGTGCTTGTACTATGTCTGCTCTACTCCCAGTGTAGGCTATTCCACCAGTTCCTGTCGTTATCATCTCACCCATACCAGTAGCAAAACCACCAGTACCAGTTGTGTACGTTAAATTACCTTGAGAATCAACGGCAACGCCAGTTACCGCTCCTGTTCTACCAAAACCTAAATTAACCTCACCACTGTCAGGATCAAATAATCCCATTCTTTCTTGACCTGAAGCAACTACACGACTACGATCATAATCTTCTCCTGCAGGTATGTTTCGTTCCATAACGTATGGACTTACTAAACGACCCTGCGATACTTCTCGTATAACTTCTTGTATACTTGGGTATTCTCTACCATTAAATATAACAGGCCCAGTTACATCAGCTTCAGCATATGTTCCTACTCCTACTGCATCTAATCCTAGTGCTGTACCTAAAACGTTTTCAGTCAAAGGAGAAGTTGTTAGGTCAATAACTCTTCCTGTAGATTTTTCTTGTACCTGAACTGCTCCGTATAAAGGTTGTCCGACGGCTGCTCTTTCAGCGTCTGACCTTTGTCGTTCAACAAACTTTCCCCCCATCGTATTTGCAAGACTACCAAGTCCGGGAATAGGACTAAATAAAGTTGCTGAGTCTAAAACGCCTGCTACTCCGGGTACTTTTGTAGCAACTGTCTTGCCCGACACAGGACTTACATCAGTAATGACTTCAGAAGGTCCTGTCACAAATACTTCGTAAAGTCTGTCTCCAATTCTGTCTAAATAACTTTTTTGCTCTTCTCCTTGAGCGTTAATAGTTGAACTTGTTTCTATTGTATCAACACCATACGCAGCTTTTCTAAGTTCTACGGCTTCTATAAGATCAGCTTCAGTTAAATCATAATCAAAAGTTGTTGCGTCTTTACCACCAACATTAGTAAGAAAGTCCGATCCACTTGCTACTGTAATTCCAGATGTGTCTATACCCCCTGAAACTTCTTGTGTGCCTGTTCCTGTGCTTGTTCCTGTAGTTATATATTGACGTTGTCCTAGTGGGTCTACATTAGTAACTACATTTCTTACTTCATTATTTATGGAAGGGGGAACACTATAAGTTCTACCTCCCTGCTGTATCACAACTGACCCGTCGGGTAAAACAACAGGTCGTGCGTCAGGTGGTAACCTACTAAGAAACTCTTCAGCAGTCTCTGCTCTTTTGAACAGATCTATTTCAGATTCTTTTACTGGTAGGTTTCTTAGTACCATTACTTATCCTTGTTGTTCTGGAGGGAGAGGATTATTTCCAGTAAAGCCGCTTTCCCCTGAAACTGGCGTAGCTCCGACTCCGATGTTGCCTGCACCAACGCCCTGTACACTACCGTCTGTTGGTGTTTGACCCATTCCTCCAGAGCCTGCCATGCCGCCGGGTTGTTGATCAGGGGTTTGAGTCTGTTGTAATTCATTTAAACCTCTTAATATTTCAGCAAATACTTTTGCTTGGTTTTCATCATTCACGAGACTGTCTGGATCTATGTCCTGTGCTATTGCCAACTCTCTTATAAGATTAGGTATCTTGATAAAAGGTGCAAGCATAGGATTAGCTGTTGTTTGCAACAAGGCTGTAAGACGTTGACTACGTACTTCCTTTTGCATAACCGCTGCAGTGCCACGTGGTTTGATTTCTAAATCCCCTACTATGTCAGGTGAATTGTCATTAAATTGCATATTCCACTGAAAGTATGCTTCTCCTAAAGGTTTGAGAAGATAATCGTCTATGTTTTTTATTACTGTTTTCATGGATAGGTTAGCACCACCCATAAGCATTGATAATCCTGCAGCTGTTCTACCCGTGCCACTTACACCTGTTTGTCCGTGCATTATAGAAGGTATACCTGTTTCTTCATCCGCAAGTTGTCTTGAAAGCTGATACATCTGAATGTTTTCGGGTGCAGTGTTCGGAAACTTAAGTCCGTTCACAGCAGTGCCTGTAACACCTGATTGTCTTCTGAATATCTTTCCGGGGAATATATCCATGTTTTGACCGGGAACTAAACTTGCTTCGTCTACATCAAACACAAGATTACCTGCTAATGCTAAGTTATCTATAGCCATTCTCATGTGACCATTCATAAGTAGCTGTGCATCTTCCATATTCTCTGGAACACCAGTTCCAAATATCTGATAAGGATTTATCTCGTATGGAACAACGTGAAATGGTATCCTTGCAGGTGTAAACGGATTAAGAACAAATCGTATAACTTCATTACCACACACCCAAACATTTACCTGAAGCTGATCCATGCTATTCATGTCTTGATCTACAATACCGCCTGCACCATCGATAAATGATTTATCCATGATACCCCAGTACTCTAAAACTTCAAATCTGTTTTTGTTGTAGTTCGGTTCAGTTTCATCGTCACGTATAGTATCTTCATAGTACTTGTCTTCGTAATTAGGACCTAGTGCTATTACATTGTCTATTGCTTCGATGTTGAAATACGGGTAATTTGCTAAATTACGTAACTGCTGTCTGTTCATTCGATGTCTTTGAATCACGTACTCGCAGTCATCTGATTTTATAGCTGATGGATCTGGGAAGAAATCCCAACACGACACGGCTTCTATTTCAGGACACAGCATTTCAGTAGGAGCGTACATCCTTTCGCCCATCTCATTTCTAGTCCACCTATGTATTCGTTTATTTTTCAACATAGGACCTTTGATGACACCAGTTCCTAGAAGTATTTGCTCAAATATTGCTGTACGTAAGACGTTTACTGCACCTGTATCAGTAAGCTGATCGTGTATTTCTTTTTCCATATTCAACGCTGCTTCTTGAGCAGGATTGATTTGTGGTTCACCTATCCTTGCAGGACCTTCTGCTAACGGTGTTCCCTCATATTTATCTTGTAAACCACCCAAGAAATCCATAGATCCGGGTTTAACTGGTCTGCCATCCCCGGGGAATCCGTATGGATCTAAAGGTTGTTCTGCTTGATCTAACGGTGTTTGCATATGAGCAAACTCGGCTATACCTTCAGGAACAGGGGTGGGTTCTACGACAATAGGAAACTTTTTATTTGCAAAAAGAATATCTGTTATCTGACCAAACGCTGCAAGAACTTTTGTTTTGGTTATTCTTAAAAATACTTTTGAACGTTCTGAGTCTCTGTACTGCGTTGTTGAATCGTAAATACCTTTGAAATTTTTGTAAGCTTTTAGCCAACGTTGTTCGTGGGTATATCGACCATTTTCCGCACTTTCAAATTTATCCCTGACATAGGCTACTACTCCGTGTAGTTCCTCTTGGGGATTTTCTACAGATGCTATGGTATCGTCAGGTGGTTGCAAGAAATTATCAGCCATGTGCTTTACCTATGTGTTATTAGTAGTCTCTTTCGTCAGCCATTTTGAATAACGAAGCTTCTACTGTAGGTTTAGTTTGCTTCTTTGGCATATCAACTTGTAAAGCATCTTGGTCTACTGTAGTAGTAAACTCTGGCTTTTCTCTGTATAATTGCTTAGAACCCATGTCATCGTTTACAGATGTCTTGTCCGAAGTCATAATGTAAGCCGCACCATAATTATAATCATTGTTAGGCATTTTTATCTCCCTGATAAAAGTTGTTGTATTTGATCATCTAGTGATGACTCTTCATTGGCTGCAGACACATTTTGTGATCTTGCAGCTAATCTCTCTTTACGTTTAATATTCATTTGCTCTTGTCGTTCTGTGTCGAGTCCAAGTGCTTCAGGTATTCCCTCTTCTCGTGCTTTTGCTGTAAACTTACCTATATCTTCTATATCGTATGCACTAACTGGTAAAACTTCTGATGCAGTATACGCAAATTTTTCAAACGGTGTTTTGTCTTCTTCTTCCGCTCTTAGGTCTGCTGCATACATTGCACCTACAGTTCCAACGTAAGGTAATGACGATAAAAATTTACCAAAAAGTTTAGTGTTTCCTAACTTTTCTCTTAAAATATTTTTTGACTTGTTAAGCTCTTCTTTACTTAATTCTTTTTCTATTTTTTCTTGAGCTTGTCTCTTTTCTTCTCTTTTTTGTTTTGTGAGATCTTGTTTCTTTAATTGAAAATCTATGTCTTGTTCAAGAGTTTGTTCTTTGAGTTTGAGTAGTTCTGGTTTTGCTTTTTCTAACTCAATTTGCTTTTGTACTTGCCCTAGCTCTGCTTGTGTTTTACGTTCACCTAACTCTGCTCTTCGTGTTTCTCTTCTTTCTTCAATTAAACCTAAATCGTCATCAGTAAGTTCGCCTTGTATTCTTACATTAGATATAATATCTTTTTCTTTTGGTATGATATTTATTCTAGGTGAACCTTTACTTGTTAGTTCTGGTAAATTTAAATCAAACTCACCTGCAAGCTCGTTTATATTGTTTAGTTTTAAAACTTCACCATACATATTTTGAAGAGCCATAAGTGCAATTTTAGGAGATGGACCTGTTTGATCTAATATCTTAGACAGATAACGATCTTGAGTCATTTTAGATAACGTCTCAGTTATTTGATCATATTGTGTATGACCCATTATCTGACTTACATATTTACCTTGTCCTAATTCTGTGGCTATTATAGAAGGTATTATCTTTCTAAAATCTTTAGCTCCTTTTATTTCCCTTCCCATGCTTGTTACAAAGTCTTGGAACTTAGGTTTTACATGTTTTCTAACAGCAGAACTCATATCATTTGCGTCAACGTCACCAAATAAATATTCGCCACCTTTTATCTGTTGATTTTTAAGTATAGACAGAGCAATTTCAGGAAGCTCAACTGGGTTTCGTATTTTGTTAACTCTTTTCCATTCTTCAGATATAGCTCCTGTTTGAAAATCTATATCTTCTGCTTTCAAACTGGTTATCTCGGATGGTCGTAATGGAACAAGAGCATTAAATGCTACTGCAGCACGAGTATCAGCATCGGTTATTTCAGCTATTCCTTGAGCTATATTTTTTAGCGATACTTCAGCTTTAGGTATTCCTTTAAATACATCTTTTCGTCTTGGCTGTTTAAATGTTTCAGGATATTGAGCCAACAAATCAGGAGACTTTTGTAAAAAGCCACTCGCACCGAATACTTTTACAAAAGGGAAAGCTTGTTTAGTTCTACGCTCATACTTAGTCCTGAGAGAGTTCTCTACAACGTCTAATTCTACAAAAGTATTAGCACCTCCCTTACCTGTTTTACCTTTTACAGCTTCAGCAAGTTTTATAGATGTTTCTTCGTTTTGAAATACAGAAAAAGGAGAGTCTAAGCTAATACCTGCCTTCTCTATATTTTTAAGCACAGGGTTAGCTCTAATTGTTTCGACACCTGTTTTAGGATTTTTAGTTGCCTTCGTATCTCTACCAGTAATCTTAAAGGCATCACGGATAGTTACATTTTCGTCTAATTTTATATCTTCTGCCATTTGTTAATATCCAAATGTTTGATCATGTGTTTGGTAGACATGATTCTTAATACCACCAAGCATTTTATGAATCGACGCATATCCTGTCATCCTTGTCATTAGCATATATCGCAGTGCATCGTATGCGTGATCTTCTGCCTTTGTGTCCACATCTTCTGCATTTGTTTTGCTAAGAGGTATGCCTGATAGCTGCTTGATAAGATTGACACAGTTCGGAAATATTCGTAGTCTAGGTTCG